TGGCGCGAACGCAATCCGGCGACGGTCGCAAACGTGCCGCCACCGTCCGTATCGATCTTGAGCAGCAGGTCCTTGCCCTTCTGCGCGGTCATGGTCTCGTCTCCTATGTCGGCTCGGTCGCGGCGCGGAAGCGGATCGCGCTGTGAAACGTGATTCCGTCCGGGTCGCGCCGCGTTTCAGCGAATTCGAATCTGATGTTGACCAGCGCGTGGTCCTCGAGCGTCAACGCCGCGTCATGCAGCGCCGCCTCGACCGCCTCGGCGATGGCGTAGCACTGCTTCTTGCCGCGCTCGCGCGACCAGACATGCAGCGTCAGCTGATGCTCGGCGCCGGCCTCGGTGCCCGTGCTCCAGTCGGTCGTATTCACCTGGCCGACGGTCACGTACGGAAACGTCGCGTCGCGCGGCGGTGCGTCGTAGATGCGTTCGCCGATGAGCGCACCGACGGCGGTATCGGCAACGAGGGCCGCGACCACGGCCTTCTGCAGCGCAAGCGACGGATGCGTCATCGCTCGTCTCCCACCGCGCCGAACGTGCGCTCGAACAGCCCTTCGCCCGTCACCTCGACGGTGTAGGCGCCTTCGCCCCGCCGCAGCACGCGCGCGACGGTGCCACCGGCGGCCAGCTCCGCCGCACGGGCCTCCGCCTCGGCCCGCACTGCGTCATCCACCGCCGGCAGCGCGTCGCGAAGGGCGCGGATGAGATCGCCGCCTGTGATCGACAAAGCCGACGTCATGGGGCCTCCTCCATCGCCTTCGCGACGACGTAGCGTCGCGTCTCGTCGGGGTCGTGCACCGCCAGGATGCGGAACATGCGGCCGCGATATGCGACCCGCATGCCGCCCGCGATATCGTCGCGCCAACGGAAGGTGACCTCGTGCGTCACCACGCCGGAGAGATGTCCGGCGACGATCTTCTCGCCGGCCGTCGCCGGCGCGACATGCGCCCACAGCGTCGCCAGCGTGTCCCATGTCACCGTCTCGCCGCCGGCGCCGTCGGCGACCCCCGCCGCGGACTCGACCGTCACGCGGTGGCGCAGCCACCCGGGATCGTAGAGCGACGTCGTCATAGGGACAGAATCCGATACGGCGCGATCAGCGCGTCGAAGCCGAACGGCGGCACGGCGCCCGCATTGTCGTGGCCGACGACGCCGCGGTGTTCGTACCAATGCGCCACCAGCATCATGATCGCCTGGCGCAGCGGCCCCGGCACGTCGATGCTCGAAGCGCCGTAGCCGGCCGTCAGCTCGATCTCGATCCCGTTGATCTGCCGCGACGCCACCGGCACGCTCGCCGACAGCAGCAGGCGGCCCGGCACCGACGCCGTGTCGACCTCGTAGTCGTCCTCGTCGATGATCTGCGGCTCGCCCGCCGCATCGTAGACGGTCACCGACTCGACCGAGATCAGCGGCGCCGGCGATAGCGCCACGATCCGCCGTCGCGGCCATTGGTCTAGGTACATGCGCCACTGCTGCTCGATCAGGCAGCGGCGTGTCAGCGCCTCGACGTGCACGCGCGCCGCGGTGATCGCCGCCGTCACCAGCGCATCGTCGTCGTCCGTGTCCAGGCGGAGGTACGCCTTGGCGTCATCGAGCAACACCGGCTCAATCGCCGGCGCCGTGATCAGCGCTGCGGTCATGTCTGGCTCGCGTGAGTGAAATCGGAATGGGATGAGGGACTGGGGAGTAGGGGCTGGAGAGCACTCTTCCCCAATCCCCAGTCCCCACTTGCAGGAACGGCCCCGCCAGACCGAAGCCCGGCGGGGCCGCCACTCGACACGTCCTTGAGAGGAGGGACGCGGGGCTCTAGGCCGTGCCGAATTTCAGGAGCTTGATCGCGTCGTAGTCCTGGACGCCACCGCCGACGCGCTTGGTCGTGTAGAACAGCACGTACGGCTTGGCCGAATAGGGATCGCGCAGCACGCGTACGCCGATGCGGTCGACGATCAGGTAGCCGTGCAGGAAGTCGCCGAACGCGATCGAGTAAGAGTCCGCGCCGATGTCCGGCATGTCCTCCGACTCCGCGATCGGAAAGCCCATCAGGCTCGAGGGCGCGCCCAGCGTCGCCGCCGGTGCCCAGATGTAGTTGTCGTTCTCGTCCTTGAGCTTGCGGACTGAGCCTTGCGTCTTGCGGTTCATGACGAAGTGCGCGTTCTGCCGGTAGCCCGACTTCAGCGTGTAGACGAGATCGACCAGGTTGTCGTAGCCGCCGCCATCCGCCGCGAAGTCGGCCGACACGCCGGTCTTGACGTAGCCGATCTTGGTCCACGCCCACGAGGCTTCCGCGACCTTGGTGCCGTGCAGGAAACCAGTCGGCTCGCCGTCGCCATCGCCGTTGACGAAGGCGGTCCCTTCCTGCGTGGCAAAGGCCTGCTCGACCTCGGAGGCGATCCATTCGTCGATGTTCACCGCGCTGTCGTCGAGCAACGTGCCGGTCGCCGCCGGCATCGCGTAGAGCTCCATCGCCGGGAACTGCAGCTCGGCGAGCGTCGGCGTATTGGTCTGCGTGCGCGAGTCCGTTTCGGCCACCCAGCCAGTTGCCGCACCGCTGGTCGCGAAGGGCTTCTTGTAGACGTTGCTCGAGATCTGGCGGACGCCGGAGATGGCGCGGATCGGCGAGATCGACGCCAGGCGCCGCCCGATTTCCCGCTCCACATCATCCGGCACCGTGTAGCCGCCGTCGGCGCCGCTGTTGGTCGAGACCGCCAGCGCCTTGCGCTCGAAGGAACGCAGCCCCTCCTCGGCGCCACCGCGGATGTAGGCCTCGAACGCCGCCTTGTGCTCCAGCACCGCGGCGGAACCGCCGGTGCCGCCACCCAGCGCCGGCCGGCGGCCCTTCAGGACGAGCTGGTCCATCAGCCGCTTCTGCTCGTCGAGCGCGCGATTGATGCGCTCGACCTTTTCCTCGGTCACAGCATCGGCCGTCACCTTGCGTTCGATCTCGCCGAGACGGCGATCGTTCGCCTCCTTGAACGCCTCGAATGCGTGCATGAATTCGCCAAAAGCTTCCGTCGCGTCGCCCGATTTCACTTCAGGCGCCGCTTTCATTTCCTGGGTCATCATTTTTCCTTTCGTGGGAATATCTGACGGAGTGCGACACACTCCACCGTCGTCCCCGCGAGGCGGGGACCCAGTATCCGCCGTCGTGTCAGAACCTGAACCGACGGCGGACACTGGATGCCTGCCCTCGCAGGCATGACACCTGTGTTCGTTTTGCTAGCGCGTTGCGTCCTTCACCATCGCCGTCGCCCGCCGGATGACCGCGGCCAGCGCCGCGCCCTTGACCTGCGACACGCGTGCCTCGGGCAGCATCGGGAACGTCACCACCGAAATCTCCCAGAGATCGAGTTCCATCAGCCGCCGCACGCCGGTCTTGGCGTCCGTCTTTCCGCGCACCGTGCGATACCCGATCGAAAGCCCGTCGAGCGCACCGGCGCGCATCAACGCGAGCACCTCGCGCGCCCGCGCCACGTCCGCCGTCAGCCTGCCTTTGACGAACAGCCCGCGGCCGTCCTCGCGGATCTCGGTCCACACGCCGATTGGCTGGTTGGAGTCATGCTGGAACAGCATCTTCACGCCCGCCGCGCCGCGCTTGGCCAGCGAGGCGCGAAACGCCCCCGGCATCACGATGTCGCGCCCGAGGTCGGCCTTGCCGAACAGCGAGGCGTATCCGGCAAACGTTCCATCTGCCTCGACGCTCGACAGCGCGGTGCGTGCGAATTTGGTTTCGTGCGTCATGCTCTACCTCGCCACTGCGCGCACTTTCGGCGCTGCGCGCTTCACCTGGATCACGCGTCCCAGTCGTGCCGCGAATTCCGAAAACACGGCGCGATGATCCGCGCCCGGCGCCGCGCCAAAGCGCGCCAGGAGATGCTTCATCTCGGTGATCCTTCTCTACCGGCGCGCTTGAACCACGCACAGGGACGCGCACAGCTACGGAGAAAACTGCGTCCCCTCTCCCGCAGGGGAGAGGGACAGGGTGAGGGAATGCTGGCTCGCTCAGTCGCGGTCGAAAAACCGGTTCAGCCGGGCGATCTCGGATACGAAATCATTGAACCGCCGATTGGAGGCGGCGAGCTCCTTCAGCACCCACACGAGCAACCCGCTCGCCCCGCTCGCCCAAAGGAAGAGCACCAGGTGCGCAAGATCGCCGCGCTCACTGATCGTGCGCGTGATGTCGTCCAAATCCTGTTCCCATCATCGCATCACGAGCTGGAATAGCGCCGCATCGTCTCGGCACCGTCGACGTCGCGAAATGCCCGCGCCAACTCCAGCGCCCCGGTCGGAGACCTCCACCACGCCGGCGACTACGAACGGAGGTATGAGCTCACCGGACATCATCGGCCTCCGCATTCATCTTTACGGTGCTCTCAGGAAGAACCCGTGCCCATCAGAGTAGTCGAGCACTTTTCCGATGAACGTGCGTAACTTATCGGGTTCGACAAAGAAGATGGTCTCAACACCCGATACCACCTGAATTGCTGCCTTCATTCGATCGTCGAACTGGGAACGTCCATAGAAAGCAACGGCGACGGTCTCGAAGGAGGCCACATCGTTGGGCATGACCCGCGCCCAACCAATGGAGACAACCGCGGCCTTGTCCTCCGATGCAGCGTCGAATGCTTCGCGCAACTTCGCGATACCGCGCTTGCCGGCCTCGGAGATCGTGAAGTCTGCAATTGGAAAATCAAAATCAGCCATTGAACTCATTCCGCGTCTTGATCAGCCGCCCGTGAGTGGCCGCGAACCAGGGAATTGTCGGTGGGCAATCGAACGTCGCCGATTGGCGGACTGCAACGATCCCGTACGAAAATAGGTAGAAGCAGTCCTTCCCTCCTCCGCGGCTTTCGTGAACCGGATTCTGCCCAAGCAGTGTGCCGTATTCCGGCGCTCCCGCAACCACAGACTGCGTCGTCCATTCCCCGCCCTCGGGGCTTCCGGCTGGCACGCGAGGCTGATCGGGGCTGTACTTCCACGCTGCGCTGTCCGCCCGCTTCACCTCGTCGCCACCCGGCACGGCCTCGTACCCCACCGCCGCGCGCTTCTCGTTCAGCGTCAGG